ATTTGCGACGTAGGTCTGACACGTCTCTGCGGTGTCACTCAATGCCGAATATAGAATGGTGTTCGGCGTCGGACCCCATTCGATCATCGAGAACGAGCGCCCCCCGGTGTACGGTTGCCACACCGTCATATCGGCGAAGTTTGCGCCACCGGTCGCGCTGTTGCCGATGACAACGCCGCCAGCCGCAAACATTTCGCCAGTCACGACGTCCCATTCCATGATGCGGACACTGGCGTCGAGAGCGCTGTTCTCGTTGACAAAGAAGCGCAGGCGGTTCGTGCTGACCCATTCGGCGTAGATATAGCTCTGACGGTCTGGGTGATAGGTCAGCACCGCCGGCGTGCTCCACGTCACACCGTCATCTGTGGACTTGATAAACGACCACTTCAGCGACGACGAGCGCACATACAGATACATATGCCCCGTCGATGCGTGTTTGTGCAGGCAGGGATAAGTCGTCGCGCCGATCGCGCTAAAATCAATCGTCTGTTCGGCACCCAGGTTGCGAAACGTCCCATCGGTCGACCGGCGATACCGGAGAATATTGTCGTTGCCGTGACCCGTGTAGAACGTGATCGCCTTCCCGCCGGGGGTGACTTCGACAACCGGGCAGCGGTGATCATCGGTGCCGCTATAGGCGCTGCCGACATTGATGAAGTCGGTAAGCACGCGGGTCGTCGTATCGATCTCGGCGATGCCCTGCTTGTTGCCCTCCGTCTGTCCAGCATACAGCTTGCCGTTGATGGTGCGCGAATGCGGCTTGATGTTGCCGGTGTACGCGCCGCGGACCTGCCCGTCGAAGGGACGCAGCGACAATGCCGACATCTGCGTCTTGGCGAAAAGCTGCGGCCAGATTGTAACCCGCGTGACAGTGCCACCCCAGCTACGCGTGCCATCCGACTGGTTGCCGATGATCATGCGGGTCAAGCCACTGCTGACCGTGGCGGTCGTCAGCTGGTCGAATGAATTCCGCCCGATGTAGGCGAGGCGATAGCTGTTGGGAGCCGCCGAGGCCGAGAACACGACGGGTGCGTTGTTGCTCGTCAGTGTGGCGGTCGTGTCCTGGAAGTTGGCCTGCGACGTGCCACCGGTGAACGACACCAAGCGCGCCCGGTTCGTGGCACCAGACGAAACGTACTGCCGCCCGATCTGGAACAATTCGTCCGTGATGACCGAGCCCGCATCTTCGAGAGAGATCATGGTTTGCGGGACGTTGCTCAATGCGTTGCTGGAAGCGGTAGTGCCTTCGGCCCGCAGCGTGAACGTCGTCGGCATGGCTGCAGGAAGCACAAGCTGATCGCCGTTTTGCATCGTCGTCGCACCGGCGCTTGCCTGCGTATAAATGCCGGCCGCGACCATAGCTGCAATTGTCGGATAAGTCGTAGACCCTACTTTGTAAGCACCATCCCGCAGATCGATTGAAGGTTCAGCACCGTCAAATGTTGCAGACGTAGGCGCGAAAGGAACGAACCCCGGCGTGGGTGTAGGTGTCGGCGTGGGCGTGGGCGTGGGCGTGGGCGTGGGCGCCGCTGTCGATCGCACCAGAACCGGCGCGGCCGTCTCGCTGTCGGATCCACCGTCACCGGTTGCAACCGAGATACACGAATAGGATCCAGCAACGGCCGCGACGATCGAGGCGCCAATCGCGCCGGCGATCGCGGACTCGTTCAGCAGCCATTGGCGACGGGCGATCGTGCCGTTCTGTACGTCGCCGTCCTTTACGGTCAGCGTGTCACCGATCGTGCCGCCCGGCGGGTCGATGCGCGGTGGACGGTTGAAGCTTGGCACGGGCTTGGAGCTCGTCAGACCGTCGATCTTGGCAGGCGTTCCCTGCCCGCTGGCGTAGGCCGTAACAGTCATTAGCTGATGCTCGCATTGAGGGCCGTGATAGCGGCCGATGATTTGACGGCCAGTACGGCGCCCGCGCCGATGCGGATCTCGCCGGCGAACGTGCCGGGCGCCGACAGCGAAGCGACGTCGCGCCACGTAACGCCATCCGACCCGAGCGCCTGGAGCGTGACAGTCGCGGTGCCGGTCCACTGCGCATCGAACAGGTAGACGCCACGGCCGATCGGCCCCTGCGATGACGTGCGGGCATTGGCCGCAAGTGGAATATTGGCGGCGAAGACTGTCGCCTTCCCCGCCATCGCTTCGATCAAAAGATCAGCCACTATTGGATTTGACATCAACGCCCCCAAGGATCCTAGATGGCGCTGGTTATCACACGCTACGCCGGTCCGTCATCCTTCAATTGTACGAAGCATTCGAGCGGTATTGCGGTCGCCCACATCGGGGCGGATCCGGCGAACCGGATCTTGAGGCGGGCATGGGCGCCAGTGACGCGACCGAACGACTGCGACCACACGCCTTTGCTCCAGCGCTGCCCGGCGAAGATCCGCTCGAGCGCCCCGTGCTTGCTTGCAACCGCCAGATAGACCGGCTCGCCGGGCTCGAGCTTGCCGATCGCGCCGAACTTCACCTTGCCCGCGGCGTCCTTGCCGTTCTGCCGTATGTTGACGAGCTTTAGGCCAAGGTTCTCGAGGCGATCGCGGGCGCTGTCGTCCTCTGCCTTGTAGGCGCGGGTGATATGGCGCGAGATCGGCATTGGATCCTCGCCGCCCTTCGCTTGGTGGATAGCCGTCGCCAGATATTCGATCGCCTCTTGCTCGTCGGTCTGATCGGTTGCCTTTTCCGCCAGCGTATCGGTCGCCAGCAGCCGCCCCCAATCGCCCGCGCGATCGTCGTCAATGTCGACGCCGGGCGTGTCGTCGTACAGCAGCATGTCCGCGCAGGCGAGCAACGTGCCGAACTGCGATTGTCCGCGGCCGCTATGGCCGTTCTCGGCAAGCGCGGCGCTGTAGATCCGCAATGTTTCCTCGAGCCGGTGCCACTGGTCGATCAGCCGGCGCCGGATCTTCTGCCCCCACTGACGCATCAACGCGTCGTCGACGGCCGGGGCGACGCGCCCCTCTGGAATGACGCGCAGCTCGAGGATCGCCAGACGATTGCGATCCTGCGACAGAATAGGCGGCAGCAGGATCGACGAGAACAGGAAGCACGATCGCGCGACGAACTCATGCGCGACGTGATCTTGCCCGCCCTTGGCGATGCGTCCGCCCGAGCTGGCGAGACGCGCGAGCTTAACCACCTTCATGCCCTGCCGATTGTCTTCCTCGGCCTCGAGCTCGTCGAAGAAAATCGGCAACGTCTGTTGCCCGGTAAGCTGGCGCAACGCCGCCTCCGATGCCTCGGCCGTATGCAGCGCGCCGCCATCCATGAGCAGCTCGAGCAGGGCTTGCAGCGTTGACTTGCCGGTCGCGGTCGATCCCGTCACCCAGGCATGCGGACGCCAGCGCAACGCGCCCCCGATCATGCTTGCGCCGATGAACCCGAGCAGCAGCATGGGATCGATGATATTGCGTTCCCATTCCCAGCTTCGCAGCATCCGCAACAGGAGCTCGCCCGTATCTGTGCCGGCGTCTTCTGGATCCGGGCGCGGGATCTCGGCATTGGTCGGGTACACGAACCCATCGTACAGGCCCGGCTCGCAGTAGCCTCCTGGATCGTTCGCAGTCGGGCCGATGTGGATCGTATCCCCACAATGAAGGATCAGTTCGCCATTGCGGCCGCGGTGCGCGCCGCGATCGCGAACCTTGCCTTGCGGATCGAAGATGCCGGCGAACGCGCAGGCGCGCTGGAGCGCGTCGCGGGCCTTTTCAGGCTTCCACCCATTGATCTTGAGCGTGCCGTCGTCGTTCGCCTTGTCGGAATAGCGCGGCCAGTATTCATCGCAGAGCTGCGACTGACGCCCGAATATCTTTTTGATCGCCGCTTGTCCGAGCTTCTGCGGGTCGATCGCGATGAGCTGTCCGGCCTCGTCGAGAAAGAAATTCATCAGGCCCTTATGACCCAGCGGTTTGACCGGGCATCCTGCCGGCAGCAACGGCAGCTCCGGTTCGTCACCACCACCGCTGCGCGTCTGGCGCTTGCCGACTTTCGGCGCCAGTGTGGCGCCGTCGATAACATCGCCGACGAGCTTGAGCCCGCCCGGCTTACGATCACCAGCCATTACGTTGCGCCCCACTCTTTGTAGCTAGATCGTTGATGTCTTTTACTCCCGCAGGCGGAAACGCCAGTCGGACGTCTCGCCCCGCTTCCTGTTGCCGCGCGATCGCCTGCTCAAGACTCGCTTCTGCCTTCGATCCCGGCGGATCCCGCTGCGCGAGGATGATCAGCGGACAGCCGTCAGGTAGCACAAGCCCGCCGATGTTCGACAGTGAGATCGCGGCGATGACGCGGTGTTGCGGCCGCGCGATCGCCGCGGTCAACGCGTCCTCGATCCCCTCCGAACACAGGATCGGCGTGCCTTTGGGAAGGTTCGCCATCGATACCTTGTGGTCGCCCTTCCAGATCGGGATGAAACCGCCCTGATATTTGCCAAGCGCCTTCTTGGGCTCTTTCAGATCCGCCTTGCCGCTGCCGTCTTCTTTGATCCAGGTGCGGTGCGTGGCGACGTGGCGCCCTTCGATGTTCGTGACGGCCGCGACCATGCACGGGAGCTTGCGCTGTACCTCCATGCAGTAGACGCCGTCCGCCTGATACTTGAGCGAGCCCGGCGCCGCCATGCCGTGCGCGCGCAGATCGATGCCGCGCGAGATCAGGTAGCGTTCCGCCGGCGTGTCGGCGATCGACGTTCCCGACAGGTACAGGTTCATCGCATTGCGCCGGCGCTTCTCGGCTTGCGCCGCCTGATCTTCATCGGCCGCGATCGCCGCGCGCTTCGCCGTCGCCCGCTCGGTCGCCAGCCGCGCCGGATCCAGTCCGTCGAGACCCAGCCACGAGATCGCCCATGAGATCGCATCGCCCAGACGCCCGCCGAACTTCGTAATGGCGATCAGCTTGAGCATGTCGCCGCTATATTCGAGCGTTCCTTTCGGCGCCGAGAAATCTGTCCAGCATCCTTTCAGCGATCCCGACAGGTTGATCTTGAGGCTTTGCCCCTTGTCGCCGGCGACGGATCCGATCTCGTAATAGCCGCAATTCTCCATGCCGTTCGGCAGCAGCTTGCGCGCAAGGCGCAGTGTCTCGGCGCGCAACAATTGCTCGAGCTCGCGCGGCTCGATGACGACGCGACGTTGCGGACGGTGCGCGCTACCCTGCATGATAGATTGCCCGCTCGAGCTGGATGCTTTCCGCCTCGGTCAGCGCGCGGGTGCGGGACAGCTTATCGAGCCGATCGCGCATGTCGCGGTAATAGTCGACCCCGCGCAATGCGTTGTCGATACGCTTGTCCCGCGGCATCAGCGTGCCTCGCTATCGGAGGCCACGCCCTCGACCGGCTTGCCGATCCATTCGCAGACGATCAGCCATTCTTTGAAGATCTCGGGATGCTGCGCGGCAAGGACATCGTCCAGGTACGCTGTCGCGGTGCGGACGTTGTCGGGCATGACGTTGTGCAGCGGGTATTTGCGGATCGCCTGCGCCTGCTCGCGCGTGCGGTTCAGCGCGTCGAACATGGCAGCGACATAGCCGCGCTCGACCAGCAGCAGCCCTGCCCGGTCGATCGCCTTCGCCATATGCGCGCGGCGCGTGACCCGGCTGTCGGCCGCGTGGCTGGCGTTGGCGGCATCAAGCACCGCGTCCATATGCCGGTTGAACGACGACGCAATGCTTTCGACTTCGCGCGGTTCCGCGTCCGTCGTCATGTTGCGTGTTGACGCCTCGAGCACGGCGACGGCAAGCGCCGTTTCGTGATCGGTCGCGATCGCCGCACCAAGAACAGCAGTTGCGAGGATGCGAACCCCGAGGATCCTGTCCTCGAGCTTCGACGTAACGACGTCAGTTTCAGCCATGTTGATACCTCTGGTTAGGCGATGAGTGCCATTTGTCGCTGATCGTTTTCGGGAACCACAATGCGCGATGCCGGTCGATCATAATAGGCGTTCGGCTGTACGCCCGTCACGCGCTCGAGCTCTGTCATATAGGCAGCGCTCGGGATCTTCGCGCCGCGCTCCCAACTATGCCACGTCACCCGGCTTACGCCGACGTCGTTCGGATCGTCATGCGCGATACGGATCAGCGCGCCGGCCGCTTCCATCGTCAGTCCGCGCGACATGCGCCAGACGCGCAGCTCTTGAATGGTGCGTTTTTTTGCCATGCTCTTTGTTAGCGATCTGATTACCCGTTTGACAAGCCCCCCTCTGCTCTGTCAGTAAATGTTTGCTGATAGCTAACAGGGAATACGGGAATGGATCTGGGTCAAATTGGGTTCTGTCTGATCGTGCTGGGGTTCGCCGCGATCGCGACACTCGAATACGCACGGCACCGCCGCAAGCCCAAGCGGTTCGTTACCGTGCGCCATCGCAACAGCGGCGTCGTTCGGCGCTTCTGGATCTAACCAGGCCAAAGGAGGATTTCATGGCTAAGGCATTCACCGATCAACAGCTTGTGCAGCTCGGCCGTATCGTCGCCGACAACATCGCCGCAATGCAGGATCTAGAGCTGGCGGACGATTTCGTTGCTACGGAAGCCGGCGCGCGCTTCGAGCTCGACGGCGAGATGTTTGTGATTACCGTATCGCGCGACTGGCCCGATGCGCCGTTGCTCGCAAACCAGATCGTCACCGAAGCCGATTGCACGCACTGATGCCGTTCGCCTCGCACCACATCACCGAGGCGCGCGGCGCTATCGTGCTCGAGCTCAAGCGCGAACTCGATAGCCGTCGCGACGTCTTCCCCGATCGGATCAACAAGGGGCGGATGCAGCAACGCGAAGCCGACTATCAGATCTCGGTCTGGCAGGAGATCTCGGCGAACGTGGGCGAGAAGCTCGGATCGGCCGACTGGCATGTCACCGGTCGCAAGCATAGCTGGAGGCAGAAGATCGAGGCGCTCGATCGCGAACTCGACTATCGGCGCCGGCTGTACCCCGATCGGGTCGACAAAGGTCGCATGGATAACGCGACGGCACAGCATCGGATTGAGATCGTGCAGATGGTGCGGGATCTCTACTGGCGGCATATGTTCGGATGGGATCTGCCGCCCGGTGTCGAGCGCGGCAGCGACGCCTACCATGATGCTGTATGGAAACACATCGAGCTCGTCGATCGCGGCGACGAGACAACACAACAGGAGTTAGGGATATGAAGATTTACACGGTCAACGCCTATGGCAAGCGACTGCCTGTCCGATTGGGGGAGAGGCTCGGCCACTGGATCCTGCGTAACTTGCTGGCGCTGGGTCGATGACGATCATGGTTACAGGTGGCGAGATCGGGATAACGAAAAATTATCCCGCCGAGTATTCGCTTGATCAGGTCTTGCGCGCGCATCGTTCTTTTGCATCCGGGTCTATGGCCCGGATCGATCGTTTCGAGATCGATGATCTGAACATCGACAACGGGTTCGTTGCCGTCCGGGCTATTGGCCCGGCGCTCGAGGCCGACGTGGAGGGACTGGACGAGCTGTTCGGGATGATGAAGCGATGACAGCTAGCGGCAAAACATGGCGCGCGATCGAGGCACTGCCCGATGGCGCGATATACTTCATCGTTCCGGCGCACGGCGAGACGACTGCTATACGTGACCTTTTGCGCCGGCAGGATCGTCCCCCCGACGCCTTGAAGTTGGTGCCCGTCACGAACGATCACGACATGATGAAGCACGTACGGGGCCGGCGCGGCACACCCTACGCTATCGATCATGCGGTGTACGACACGCCGATCGTGCCGCCCGAGGATCGCGTCGCGCTCGAGCTCCTGATCGATGCGTATCTAAAACCTTGACGCGGCGCGATTGCGCAAAGGAAAGGGGGCAACGGTATGATCTACCGCCGCCCCCTTTCTGTTTGACCTACTCCAGATTTTGCAATCGGTTCTCGACGTTGCGCAGTCGTTCCGCCAGCGCCGGCGATCGCTCGACGAGATCCCCGCTTACCGCCTCGTCGACGGCCGTCGCGACAGCGGCCGCGCTCGAGCTGGCTTGCACTTGCGCGATCGCCAGCTCTTGCGCCTGCATCGCGATCGGCCGCTTGTCCATTCGCGCGCGAGTGTCCGCTGCGAGCCCGGCCCTAAGCATCAGGCGCCCTCTCCAGTGTGACGCTGTCGCCATCGCGCAGCCCGTCGACCGTTGGCGGCGTCGTTGCCGCGGCCGCGACCGTTGCCTTTGCCTGTTCGCCAACCGCGCGGAACGCGGCGCCTGTATTGGTGGCTGCGATCTCGTCCTTGACGTCGGTGCGGAACAGCGCGGATCCGATCGCGCCCACGACAGGTCCGAGTACAAGCAGGCTGTCGCGGACGAGCGGCCCGTTGCTTTCGGGCACTACGATTTTCAGCATCGTGAAGACGAGAATGTAATAGCCCAGAAAGAACAGCGAGCCGACCAGCATGCGCGTGTCGCGCGGCCTTGGGGGCGATAGCCGATATCGCTCGAGGCGACGCTCGCCTATGCGGTCGAGCAGATCATAGATCTTCATTCGAGGATCCCCGCGTCACGCAAGGCGCGCTCGAAGATCTGCGCATAGTCCTCGATCAGATCCGCCTTGTCCTGGATATTGATGATGCGTCGAGCTGCGATGTATTGCGCGCGGGTCGCCGTGCCCTTCGCCGGCAGATACGATGACAGGCGCTTGCCGCTGAACCAGCCGCCCAGCATGCCGGCAAGCATGATGAACGCTGCGACGTCGTGACGCATCGCCAGATCCGGGTTTGCCAGCAGCTCGCCTTGCTTGAGGATCCCTGCCTTGGCGAGCGCCGCATCGGCCTTCGCGTAGTTGGTGTACCATGTGTTCATCACATAGCCGCGGCCGCAATACCTGATGCCGTCGCCCGGATTGACGTTGCCGTACGCCTTCGCTGTGTCGGGTCGCCGGCCTGTGATATCGTACTGGTTGCGGAGATATTCGTTGCTGCCCTTTTCCTTGATAGGCTGCATCGTGTCCGCGGTTTCGTGCCACGTCGTTGCGAGCATGTACGCCTGATAGGAAAGCGGTTGCCCCGCGATCGCGTTTAAGATCGTCTCGAAGCCGTCGACTTGCGATTGATCCAGCGAGCCAAGCTTCGCGCGAACCGTCTTGTAGAATGCCGCCCTGTTCATTCGACGTTACCCCCTCTTTGTTGCTCCGCTGCCTTGTTCGCCGCGGCAACCGAACGCTCGGCTGCGGCGATGATCATTGGCGATGCGGGTAACTCCGCGAGCCCGTATTGCGATCTCGTCAGGGCTGCACGATGAAACCCCATTAATTCGCCTTCGATTTTCGAAAGACGTTCCTCGCAGCGGCGATGTTCTTCCGCTATTCGATCCAGATGCTCTTTGTTCTCCTTGGCGAGACGCTCAACCTGATTGCTATGGTCAAGACGGATAACCTTCAGCGCTTCCGAGTGCTTGCTATCCATGCTTTTGACAGCTTCTTGAAGCGTCGTAATCAGCGCGCCGTACCCGTCGCGATCGTCCTTGTTTTCGACAAGCTTTAGACGCCTGTTTTGAAGCCACATATTCGAGGCAAACGTCAAAAGGCCCATAAGCGAAATTGTACTTAGCCATGGGCGCACAAGATCAAGAGTTGCCATCATCAGCCGTTACCAAAGTGGGAGAAATATTCGATACCCAACGCGCCGATCGTCCCGTTATCGCCGACTGTCGGCTTTGTAATGCGGACATATACCCGCCCATCGGTAATCGTGAAATCCTGTTTTACGAGCTGGATCTTGCAGCGCTGCCCGCCCTGGACGGTAACAGCCGGCGCTACAAGATTGGCAAAGGTGGCGTCTGTAAACCATTCAATTTTGGTATTCGAATTGTTCGCGTTGTTCTCGACGTAGAGGAACAGCCCCTCGATCGTCATAAGCGTGGGAAGGTTAACCGGCGCCAGCGTCAGGTCGATCGTAAAGTTGGCGCCGTACCGCGTGACGCCCCCACCTTGATCGAATGGGTTTTGCACGACGCCGGTGTTGACAATTTGGTCAAGCAGATGGCGCCACAGGATTGCTGCGTGTGGCTCGACGCACCGCATGCCAGCCTGCCCGCCGCGCGTGCCGTTGGCTTGGTTCTCGTTCCAACGCCATGAATAGAGGTTGTGCTTGCCAGTGCCACCCAACAGCAGATTGCGCATGAGCGGCGCTGCACGCATCCGAGTGAACGAAGACCGGGCAATGGTGTCCGTGAAGCTTGACAGGTGCCGGATGGCGCCGCGGATATAACCGCCGATCGCGTGGATCCGATGCCGGCCGTTTTCGATATTGACGATGCGGTGAAGATCGTAAGAACTATCCGCGGGCGTACCCGGCGGATTGTCACCTAGAACGAAAGTTATTTCGCTCAAGATTGTTTCGGTATCGGCGCCGCCATTGTCCGGTGTCGCGACACACTGGCCCGCGTCTATGACGAGCTGCGTGGCGCCGGCTGTCCCGCCATACTCCCACTTCATATCCTTGAGGTGGACAATCTGGGGATGGACGCCGTTAACGCCTGCGCCCTCCAGATATCGAACGGCCGCGTTCTGAATGTTGGCGCCGCCCCCGCGCGCCTCGACGATGCCGGCGCCGCCTAGCTCAAAGATGGCTTGCGGGCAGGACACCGTTAGCTGATCGAAGATATGGCTGATTGCGTTCTTGTTGTTGCCGTTGCCGAACAGAATATCGGAACCGCTTTCGATCTGCGTGTACCGGCCAAAGTCGCCGTTGGTTGTGCCGTCGATATAGAAATCGTATGTCCAACCGCCGAGCTGCAACCGTTCGAAGTTTGCGATATGCCCGGCTTTCCCGTTGCCGCTCATCTTAAACGCAGTCGTCGTTTGCCCGGCCGCGGGTGGCAGAACGTTCACCATTCCGAAGTCGCTGACCATCAGCCCGCGATAGCCATCAAGCGGAACTCCAGCTTCGCGATCTATCGAGAAGACATAAACGGTTGCGGCACGGCCCTGCCCACGCCAGCTAAAGCTATAGGCGCCGACTGTACTTGTGATCGTCAAGGGCAGTAGATTGAACACGCCTTTGCCTTCGACAATCTCACCAAGTACGGGCTCTGGCGTGATACCGCTTACTGTCCGTGATCGGTACAGCTCGTAATAAGCGCGCGAGATCGCAGACGAATAACTGATGTCAGCAAACTTGACGTAATCGCCGACGCGACGAGCGCTTGCGTCTTCGCGCGCAGCATAGGATTGCGGCGTGCTATCGCCGGGCGCGGCGTATCCCATTAGCAAACCGCCGGCGCCGGTCGCCAGATCGTATCGCAGCGCACCATCCGCGCCGGTCCCGCTCGCCGCGATAGCTTCGCCATCGGCGTCGAATGCCAGAAATCGTCCCGCTCGGATCAAGGCGCCGGGCAGTGCCCCGATCGCGTCGTCGCGTGGCACCATCAAGGATCGACGCTCGAGATCTACGACGTCCGCCGCCATTTCCTGCGCGATCAGCATTTGCCGGTCGAGCGCTTTTTCGTGGCTCTTGGCGGGGAAGGTGTCGCTTGCGGTGTAGCTCATCGACTGGATAAGCGGCGTGCGCCTGTTGATGCGCAGAACCGCACCGGGAACACCCCCACTTGTCTTGATGATATATCCGCCGTTGGGGTTGCCGGCGCCGAACGCAGAGTATCCGATCCCCAGCGTTAGCGGAAACTCAACGCCATTCACAATTCTTGTGACGATCAACGCATCGTTAGTGTCGAACATGAACTTCGTATCGTGACGGACCGATGCGCCATCTTCGAGATCTTCGACGACTGGCGTTTTACTATTTGTCGTCATTACTGACCCCCAACATTGGCGAGATCCGGCGCGCGATCGGGTAGCCGCTCGCCCGGCTCCCAATAGAAGTCCGTCCCCGCTTCTGCTGCGCGCTTGTCCATTCGACGCCACGCGCTGCGATAATCAGGATCCGCAACAGATTGAAGCTGATCAAGCACCTCGCGCTCAAATGCAAGCCGGCTGAACCACAGCGAACCGCCCGGCGTTTCCGATCGCATCAGCGCGACGACGTCTTTCCCGACCGTCGTTTTCTTGCCCTTCGCCGCACGCACCGCATTGCCGTAGGTCAGCGATCCAACAGAGTTGACCGTCGACGCCATCGGCCCCGCGAGCGTTTCCGCAAAGCCACCGCCGAACCGGTTTTCCGTCGATGACAGGAAATCGCCGAAGATCCCGAAGCCGCCACCCTGGAGAACCGAGGCGCCCCAGAATTCCTTGGTTGTCATGTCGCGCGGATCCTGCCCCTTGGCGATCGCCTTGAGCTGGAGCGCAGCCGCCCCGCCGATCGTCGTCAGGATGAAGAACCCGGCCGCATAGCGAAAGGCGTACGTGGCGCCCAGCGCGGCCGCACCGCCGAGCTGCCCGCTTTCCAGCATGCGGCGCCCCTGCGTCAGCATCAGCGAGATCCCGAACGTCTTGAACAGCGCGGCCGATCGGACGACTTCGCCCATCCAGGTCCCCCGCTTTGCCGCCTGATTGATGCGCGCTTGCGTTCGCAGATCGGCAACGGGAACCGCGAAGTCTGTCTCGCTTTGCACCATTTCGAGCAGGCGATCGCCGAGCTCGCGATCCTCGATATTCTTGGGATACAGCCAGTCGGCGCCGTTGTCGCTTTCCAGCGCCGTCGCGCGGATCCTGTCCCAGCCGTCGCTTCCGATCCCGTACCGCTGCATCGATCGCGCCAGCGCTGGATCCAGATCGCCGAAACCCTTGCCTACCTGATCGGTAACGTGCCCGAGGAATTCCATACCGAACGCCCAGCGTCCCGCCTGCGTGAACCGCTCGAGGCCCGATGCGCGCAGCACGCCCGTCGCCATCCGGCGCGCAACTTCGCCCGTCAATTCCTCGCCAAGAAACCGATGTTGCCCCGCGGCCATCGTCGCCCAGCTTTCCGCAATCAACCCGGCACGCACTGCCTGTTGCCGGAACTCCGGCGCCGCCATTCCCTTGATGTAGTTGGTCAGCATCGGCATGACCGGCAGACCATTGAAGCGCCGCGCGATCGCGCCGAACTGCGGATCGGTAGGAAGCGCCGACAGAATTGCCGAGCCCAGCTTTGCCGACGTCTGGAACGCGCGCACGGCGCCGAACCCCAGCGCGATCCTGCGGTTCTCCGGGCGCCCGAGGTTGCCGTTATACTGATCATATAGAAGCTTGACGACATCGGCCCCAGCGGAGGCCGCGTTACGCTCCTTTGCGCCGCTGTTCGATGCCGACTTGTTCAGCATGTCCTGGACCCATTGCACGCTTGCATCCGGGTTTGGTCCGAGCACTTCCATTGCAGCTATGTCGCGGCTCATAGCCGACATGTGCCCCATCATCGCATCAAACGACGTGCCGGATCCGAACGCATCGGCGTACGCGTTCCAGCTATCTGCATCCGTGAAGTGCAAGAAGCGATGTTCGGTATGGCTGTTTGCCAGTTTCCCGCTGCCCGACTGCCCGCCCGGCGTTGCCTTGGCCCAGCCGTCCGAGCTGATCGTGCGATAGACATCGGACAACGCGAGATCCAGCGACTGATCGGAGAACGGTAGGCCGGTCCGATTGTCGATCATCCTGTCGCGGTCGAGCAGCGGCGCGGTAAACTCTTTCCACGCACGCTCGCCCGCCGCGTGTACGGCAAGGCTGTCGTGGCTCTGCGGTAGGCCCCAGCGCTCGAGCTTGCCAATGTTCCCGCCCGCCGCGTTGAAGCGCTGGCGTAGGTATTCGGCCGCTTGCGTCCATGCGTCCGCAAGCTGGCGTGCGTTTTCGTTCTGCGTGCTGCCCGGCTGGAACAGCTCGCGCGTGACGTCGTCGAGCTCCGCTTTGTTGCGCACGTTGCCGACGATGTTGCGGTGATGATCGGCAAGGAGCTTGTCCATATACCCATGCGCGCGACCGAGTATAACTTTGCGCCGCGCCTCGACGCCGCGACCGCCGCCCTTGCCGTCGACGTCGAGGATCGCGGCCGCTGCCTTCGGGTCGATCGGGCCGGTTCCCATTGGGTCGCCGCCATCATACTCGCGCATGCGCTTGTACAAGCCCTTTTGCGCCTGCACCTGGAGCAAACCCTGTCGGCGCTTGAGCGCGGCCGTGGCGCGGAGCTGCGCGATCGTCGCGTCGCTCGCCATCGCGGCCGCAGCCTGATCGCCGAACTGACGGCGAAAGACCGGCTCGAGCTCGTCGAACAATGCTTGCGCCTCGCGCGCGCTGCGTTCGGGAAGTTTGCCCTCTGCGACTAGGCCGGGAATGCAGGCGCCGAGGCTCATACAAGGCCGCTCGTATTGAGATCATGCAAGGCAAAGCTTACCGCCAGATGAAGGCGCGCACACGCGGCAGGCATATCGTCGCGATGCGACCACGCCCATCCGGTTTTGTTGTCGGAGTAGGCAACGCACGTAACGACACCATCGATCTCGCCCGCGCGAGCTCGTGCAAGCAATTGCTCGAGTTGCGTAACGACGTCGCCGCCACCTTGCACAAGCCGCAGATCTCTAATCCCGCTCATCCGTTGTTCCATTCTATGCTCGCCCACCAGTCTTCGAGGTACGCCCAAAGCTGCTCATATACGGCATCTTGTTCGGCCTGCGTCGTATCGATGCCACCGCAAACATTCTCGCCGACGAATGACCAAACGATAACGTCGTCGCCTTCATGCTCGAACTCAACCGCGCGTTTTTCGCCCCGGAAGTCGACGTTGGTTTCGTGTGTCATGGAACCATGCACGCTTGCAACGTCGCGATCGCGGCGTCGTCCTCGTCGAGCTCGCGCAGCAGATCCGCCGCGTCGCGCTCACCGCCATCGGTATCGAGGCGGAACGTCGGCTGATCAACGGCGTCGAATAACCCCATGCCGATTGTCCCTTCTGTGTCGACGCCGACCGGCCGCAACGGCGCTTTCGCCTGGAGCCCGGCTGCGAGCGCCGCCTTCGACGCAACGTTAGGGTCGCGGGCCGGCGCGAGATCCATGCGCACATCATGCTCGAGGCTTTCGATCTGGCGCGTCGGTCCATCGCCGTGGATCGGATCATCGAACCGCTTGACCTGTGCGACGTCGAACATCGAAACCTGTCCCGCGTCCTCGAGCTCGGCTAGGCTTGGCTGTCTCGTATCGCTTGGTTCCGCCGGAATACCGACGTCCTCCGCTCCAGCATCGCCCCCGCGTCCAGCTCCATCAGGCGCGAGACGGCCGCTATCGTCCGCTCCTTTGCCTCTGGCGGCATCGCGTAGGTCGACGGCTCGGACGCTGTCGACGAACTCCCCGACGACGTCGGCAATCCGCCCGCCGGCTGCGAGCTTTGCGGCTGCGGCGTTGAGGGCGTCTGCGACAGGGGTGCCGGCGCTGAACGCGAGCCGGCTGACGATCTCGAGGGCTTGAGCATTGTTCGCGGCTTCCTTGGCGGATTGGTCCCGTGCGATCGCGGATCCCGCACGCTCGAGCGTATCGGCTTCCTTGGCAGCGGTGCCATATACCAGCTTCAACTTGCGAAGGCGAGCAAGCCCGCGCTCGAGCACGCGCGCGCGTTCCATGAACAGGCTCGACGTCATTTCGCGGGCGCCGAACAATTCTTCCTGAACCTCTTTGTGGAACCCCGCGGCGATGCCTTGCCGCACGATGCTTTCAGCCTGCCCGCGGTTGGCAGGATCCAGCCGGGCAAGAAGGTCGATCATGGCGCCGTGCGCTTCCGGCCGATCGGGGAGAAGGTGCCCGATTATCGCCGCCTGATCGGCAGGGACGACGCCGTTATAGACCGCGCCGAACGCGTCATCGGACAGGCGGGCGAGGGCAGCGCCGTCACGCACCAGCGGCGATTTCGGCGGGAGATCTCGAAGGACGTCGATACCGGCATCGCGCACCACCTTTGCCGCATCGATCGCGGTGCCCGTGCCTTCCGCGATGTTCTTGAGCGCGGCCCATACGCGCGCATCTTGCGCCGATACGCCGTCCGCCTCGCGCAGTACGGTCGCGTCGAGCTGAACGTCGCCGCCCCCGTTCGTCTCGATCCGCTTGGCAAGCCCGCGGCGCTGGTGTCCATCCGCAATGAAGCTGCGCCCCGCGGCGTCCTCCCAAACGACGACGCGCCCCGCGTAGATCGGGTTCCATTCGGTGATGCCCTGGAGCCGATCCGAAACGCCGAAGTCATCGCCCCCGGATTTGAACTGGAACCGCGCTGCGTCGACGATCAGATCGTCGGGCCGGAAAGCCTTGGTCGACATCGTCGGCACGGATCCGCCGGCGGTAAGCGATACCTCGCCGATCGCCTGCGTCTGGAGCGCCAGCGCTTCCGCGCGGAGCTGCGCGATCTTGAAGTCACCGCCCTCGACGTCGCCACCCAGCGATTGCCCGGCGCGGAGCTGCACCGCGGCCGCGTCGCCGCCCATCTTGCGTTGCGCCCATTGCACAACCTCGCTTGCCGATTTGCCGCGCAATATGCTCGCATTGGCGTTGATGCTGTCTTGGCTGATCAGCCCCTCGAGGGGCCGCGCAGGATCCGCCTGGAGCACGCGCTTGGCATCGCGAGGCCCGAGGAAGTGCGACAGGTACAGCGTGCCCTCATTGACCGGCAGACCGGATCCTTGGAGCTGCGCTGCGTTGTCTGCGGTCAGATCCCGCATAAGCGTTTCTTGCACGCCGCCATCGAACTTGCGCGCAAGCGCCTCCTGCCTCGAGACGTTGGCGCCGAACCGCCGGCGATAGTAGGATACCCATGTGCCGTCCGTGAACTGGTAGCGGCCACCCGCGCTCGACGTGCCGGCCGTCGCCATGTCGTCGCCGCTGCTTTCAGCGCCGCGCGTTTTCACCATGTAGCTGTCGATCGCGCCTTCGCCGCTGACGCCGTACGCGATCGGCCGCGGCGCGGCGCCGGATCCGTTGGCGATCGCCGGCGACACAAGGCGCGACGTCGTAGCGCCAGGCGCAATCGTCGGTTCGGGGGGCGGCGGGCGCCGCTCGAGCAGGGCATTGAGGGTTTCGGCAAGGCGAGACGTATGCGCCTCGTCACCCGTTGGTGAACCGTGGAACGGGGACGCCTCGCTGACATCGGCCGCGCGATTGAGCACGACGCTTGCCGCCCGTTCATCCGGCGCCATGCTGTCGCGGCCGATGACGTCGCGCGAGAACCGGATTGCATCGCGATCGGATAGCCCGGCGAAGAACTCGCTAACCGGCTGATCGCCGACCTTCATGCGATCGGCCCAGCGACGCTGCACCCCTTCCGGCATCGCCTGGAACACTTGCGCGACCGTCGCGTCATAGCCGCGGCCCAGCGCCTTGCCCCCGACGTGCGCGCCGGTCCCCAGCACGGCGCCGCCTGCGGCCGCATAGCCAACGCTGGTTAGGAAATCTTCCGTCGTATAGTCCTCGCCCAGCGCCTTGCGATTGGCCGCAACGGTTGGCGCCTGGAGCACTTCGATCGCGCCGTTGAACAGCGCTTCACGCGCCGCAATGCCAAGGATCGTCTTGCCACCACCACCAAGCGGCAGCGTCGCAATGTTGACCGGATCCAGCATACTTTCGGCGACACCGCCGGCGAACCCCGCAACCGTCGCGCCGATCCCCGTAGCACGCGATACCGTGCTGCGCGCATCGTCGCGTCGCGACTTTTCACCCTGGAGAAAATACTGTCGCAGGTTCGTGACGTTGTCGGGGACACCGGGCAGAAACCCCGGATCCTTCTTGCGCCGCTCGCGAATGCGGTTGGCAATATTTTGTTCTTGCTGGTCGCGCGTCGTGTCGCTCCAGAATTCGAACTTGCCGCGGCTGATATTGTATAGGCCCTGCGAGTTGTAAAAATTGGCAGGGTTGTCGACCGCGTCCATGCCGAGCGCTTCGACGATCGGGCTGTATCCGCGGTTCAGCCGCAATTCCTCGGCATCGCTGCGATCGCTGCGCGCGAGGATCCGCGACGCGGAAAACACATCGCCGGCGCTTGTCGGCTCTGCGGCAGGCATCGCCGCTTGTGCTTGCGGCAATCCCTCGACGACGTCGGCGATCGTGCCGCCACGCTGGAGCCCTTGGCGCTGGTCCGTCACTTGAGCTTACTCACGTCCATCTCCCACGGCCGACCCTTGGCATCGGTCAGAACCCCGCCGATCGGCCCCTTGACGCGGAACACGCCGGGGCGGACCGTCTCGAACTGCATCGATCGGATCTCGGTTGCCGTCAACGCCCGGCCCGCCTTGCCTTTCGCCTGATCCCAATAGTGCGGCGCAATGCCGCCCGCGGCGTCAACCATCGATTGTGGCGACGCGCGCGACACGCGGCGCTCGAGCTCGCCTTGACTGACGCCGGGAGGAAGCCAGACCGGCGCGTGGCGCCAATAGCCGATCCCGCCGGCGAGCCCACCGCCCTGACTGGTCGCGCCCATCGCCAGATGCAGCGCGTTTCGGTAGGTGTCCTCGTTGAACTTGTCGCCGCTGGCGGTGTCGACGAGCCCGGCTGCGATCGCGCGCGCTGCCTCGAATACCGGCGTGCGCAATGCCTGCGGGATTGCCGGCGCGACCTCGCGGAATATCTCTTGTTCCTGTCCGTCGTCTTTCAACGCGCCGTTGCGCTTCAACGCATCGAGCCCGCGCGTATAGGTGTTTGCCGTCGTCGTTGGCAGGCCGACCGCCAGCAACATCGCGCGATCGTTCGGCGCCATCTGCCCCGCGATCTTGCCCCCGATGCTCGCACCGAACATGCCGCGGAGCTGCTGCGCGACCTCGAGCCGACCCGCCGGCCCCTGCTCGGCGCGATCGCGCAGCAGCTTCATTTCCAGATCGGACAGATATGGAGCGTTTACGAGCCCGTTCGCCTTGGCATAGCCCTGCGCCCATGACACGCGTGCGGAAAGGCTCTGCGCTGTCGGCGCGGCCAGATCCAGCGCCGGCGCCGGGTTGCCGACGCGCGCCGCGTGCCCCTGCGGATCCCTGTTGAATTCGGAGATCCGCGGCCCCTGGATCTGCTCGAGTTGCTGCATGCGGACGTTTTCCGCCTGCGTACGGTTGTCGCCCTTGGCGCGCAGCGTATTGATCTCGGCGCCGAACTGCTGCGGCGTCCAGTCGCGGGTTTCGCGGTTGACCAGATTGCGCGATCGCGCGACGCCGATGTTAAAGCTTTCGACCTCGAGCCCGGCGCCGGCGTATGCTTTCTGTTTTTCCTCGAGCTCGTCGTCTGGGATATAGTCGCCTGCGCCCAGCCGGGCATTTGTCATGCGCACGTCTTCGAGAAGCGTCGCCTTCGTTTCGGCGATGACAGCCTTTTGCGCCGCGGCCGCGCGGCGACCCTCGACGATCGCGCCCGATCGCAACCGGTCGATGTCTTCGGGCTCGAGATACTGGTTGAGCGCCCCGCTATCGAGCGTCGCGAGCAAGCCTTCATGGTTGGACGTCTGGAGCGCGTTGCCCCAAGCCATGACCACCTTGCGCGACTGCTCCTTTACGAGCTTGTCCTTCACGCCGGGCGGTACTTCCTGGAGCGCGATCGCCGTCTTGATCTGACCCAGACTATCCGCCAGTCCGTCAGCGCTCGGGTGCGTGGCCTGAATGTTCGCCAGCGCCGTGCCCTGCGTGTCGATGTTTGATACGCGATATTCGACAGCCTGACCGCGCTGCCATCCGTCTTCCTCGCCGATGACCCGCGCGCGATACTGCGCCGCCTGTACCTTGTACTGGTTGCGGACATGCTCGTCGGTGATCGTGCCGAGAAATGTGTTGAGCCGCTCGTCGACGCGGGCCGCTACTGCCTCGGTATGGCCCGCCGCACCCGGCGCGGATCCGACGCGCATTTCCTGCACGTCCGTCGTAGTGTCGCCCATGACCTTCGCCATGTCGACGCCGGCGAGCGCGCCTTGATCCTCGCGCTTCTGTCGCGTCTCGAGCGCGTGATCCTGTACGCGCTTGTCCTGGATGACGTCGCCGATCTTGGAAATCGCCTGCCCGACGCCGGCGCCGAACGCATCCGGGCTGGCCCCTGCGAAGCGTGTCGAGCCGCCCGGATTGTTACCGGCCCGATAGACTCCGCCAGATCCCGCCATCGTTTATCCCCCACTGCCTGCCGCAGCATAATCCTTGGCGTCCTCGCCGATCGCGGCCGCGGCGCCGGCAAAGCCCTGGATCATGCCGTTGTAGCCTTGCGCATACGCGATCTTGCCCTGTGTGCGATAGCCTGTTGCGGCCGTCGCACCCTGCCGGCGCGTCTGCATCATTTCGAGCTGGCTTTCGATGCCGCTTTCGCGAAGCGCGTCGAGCGCGGATCCGCTGAACTCGAGCCCGCTGGCGCCCGGCGTATTGACCTGTCGCCCCATCGCGAGCCGCGCCGTCGTGCGCAGCCGCTCGATCTCGCTTTGCGTGTCAGCCTCGGCATTCGCCGCGTTCGTCTGCATGACGCTGCGCGTGTATTTGCCGGCTTCCTGCTGCGCGACGCCCCCGATGATTTGCCCGAATGCCTTGCCGATCGTCATGCCACCCTCTCGAACAGGATATAAGACCCTACATTCGGCCCCCACTTGCGCAGCGTATGTACCGGCTCGAGCCCGATGATCGTCGCCCATGCGATCGCGCGATCGTTGTCGGCCTCGACCGTCGCTTCGATCCGGTGATAGGTGCCGGACTCGACGCATCGCCGCGCGTGCCGCGTTACTGCCAGATGCGCCGCCCCGACGCCATCCGCCATAGCGACCCACGCGAGACCCTGCCCGGCATAGATGTCGCGAAAGCCTCCGCATGCAATGATCCGGCCATCGGCGATCGCCGTCCAGGCGGTGCCGTTCTCGGCCAGATCGCGCCCCTTATCCATTACCGACATTCCCGGTAGATACGCGTCGAGCGCATGCACCTGACTGCTCTGGAGCTCGAGCTGTACCAGATCACCGGCCAGCATATCGCGAAAGTCTACCGTCAATTTTCTATCTCGATGTCTGGCATGATTGCCGAGATCATCATTGGTAGCGGATCGTCCGACACGATGACAGGCTGGCCGTCGCGATCGTACGCGCCCGAATAGCTGGTGTTCTTGGTGTCGCCGTTGAACAGCGGCACGGGCTCGTCCATGTTCGCATTGCGCGGCCGGTCGATCATGCTGTCAAGGTGGCCTTTGGGGTTGCGCAGATACGCGGCCGCGGTGTCGATCAGGCGAAGCATGATCTTGACGACGCGCTTGCGCCGCCCCTGGACAGTGCCGGCGCCGCGCAGCTCGGGCCGCATGGGTTTCAGCCGGGCTTGGTATCCGATGCCGATATGCACCGTCGACGCCGGATAGGGCAGATCCGGGGTTAGGACGCCGGCCTGTGTCACCGATCGCCCGCCGACCACGCCGCCATCGGCGAGGATCCGAACGTCGCGTCCGGCCAGATGCGACAGCCCTTGCGTAAAGCTCGTCTTCGGCGCCCCGCGGTACGAGACGCCGAAGTCTACAAAAAACGCCTCCTTGAGCTTGGCGAGCTGCTCGAGATCCGTCGCGTCCTCGTCTTCTTCCCACCAGTCGCCGAGCTGTAGAACAGCCCGCGTGCCGTCGAGATCCGCAAGGATCCATAATTCGTCCGTCTCGGCATTGTCCGCCGGGATCGTCGCCAGCGACAACGCGCGGCCGGCGCCCAGCGCGGCGCGGGAAAAGCCCTTGATCTGCTGTTCTGGACTATGCGCGTGCGCGATCATCACGCCGTCATTGCGGACGCCCCACACCAATTCTTCCGGCTCCTGCTGGTAGGCGAGCTGGAGCAATCCCGATCGCATGATGTGGCGCGCGTAGATCGTGGTGTTGACGCCGACGAACCTGTTGCGTTCGAACTGGTATTCAGCCTCGCGGATCTTGCGGTTGCCGCGCTGGACGAAGAGGATCCCCGTACCGATGTCGACGGGCTCGACGTCGGACGATCCGTAGCTCGATTGCGGGAAGGCGTCGATATTGTCGCCCGATACGCCCGCCTGCGAGTTGATGGCGCCAAGCAACAGCTCGCCCGATGGCGTGCCGACAAGCAATTGCTGATCGGCCTTGACCCAGATCGGCGCCTCACTGGATCCCAGCGTACGCCGAAACGCCATATCCTCCGCGAACAGCCCGCCGTCCGTGTAATAGGCGAAGTTGAAAAAGTCGTTTCGGACCGACCCGTAGAATTCCAGCTCCTTGAACAGAAACAGACGACCCGCCCAGATGCACGCCAGATGCGGCCAGCCTTCCGCGGCGCTGAATGCGCAGTGCGCCCAGCGGAAAGACGGCGTCGAAACAAGACTGTCGGCAAAGCGCCGGGTGATGTTGAGCGTAGCGGACAGGCCATCGGGGGCGACGGTCGCGATCGTCGCTTCGCCGAACCGATCGTAAAGATACGTCCACTTGATCCCGCCGGCGTCTTTGTCGTTGATGTCCTTGCCGATCGCGGCGCCGTCGTATTCTGTGCCTTCCGTGTGCGTCGGCTGGACGGTCCCCGTTTTGCCGGCGGTTTCCGCCTGATAGACCTTGCCGTCCGATCGCCGCTTTGCCCCGATCGTGACGCCGTTGTATCCCGGCTCCCATGCCGTCACGTCGGAAAAGTCCTGCGCTTCGATCAGGAAAGGTGCGCCGACATGGCCGGGCTTGAAGATCGCCGCGGATGCCGTTGCCACTGCCGTGCCAGTCGTCGCACTGACATTGACCCGGATCGCCTCGTCGCCGTTCTGCGTCTTGAACGGTCCGCGCATCAATGGCAGCGGCGCGACATTGAACACCGCGGCGCCCGTGCGGTTGAGCGACGCCGGCGGATAGCTGGCATGCGTCAGGTAGAGCCGATCCTTGCTTTTGTGCTTCCAGATCTTGCGAGCGTCCGCGGCCGCGTACGGCGTAGAGATCTGGTAGGGGTTGGCGCCGTCGCGGATCTGCCCGCCGTTCGTGTAGAAGCGAAGCGCCTGCTCGCCCCATTCCAGAATATAGCCCTGTCGGAGTTGCGGCACATAGCTCGAGATCCACGAACCGAACCCCGCGGCGATATGCCGCGTCCCCGGCCGCTTGCCGATCGGCCCCTCAACCGTCGGCACGAAATTGAACATTTCGGCAAAGCCGCGATCATAGATCCCGTCGAGATCTACGCGGCCTTCCATCCGCCTGGATAGCTCGCCACCGTTGCCGGTTGGTATGATCGTCTTGACCATCAGTAGGTGCCCGGCGCGCGGGTCGACAGGCCATAGCCGCGACGGCCGCGCGACCAGTCCGTTTCGACCATCTGCCGCGGGGGCTTCTGCCGCGCGTCGGATCCGCGCGCGTCGGTGATCGCCGTCTTGAACGCGTCGAGCGCCTGTTGCTTGCGCTGCTTGTCGCCGGATAGCTGATCGGCAACTTGCCATGCGAGCCGCATGGAAAACGCTTCGATGAATTCTGGCGACCAACGCGCGACTTCCTCGACGTCCCAGATATACCGGATCTCGAGCGGGCCGCGGCGGTCTAGCAGGATCTCGCGCCCGTTCGGCCCAGACTCGAGCGCAAAGTCTTCCTCGCCGATCTGCTGATCAAACACGCTGACGAGCTTTACGAAATCACTTGGCAGCGGATAGGCGAATTCAAAGTTGATGATCGGCCATTCGACGTTAGGAACGCGAGCTGCGAGCCGTTGCCGGCGCGTCGCGAAGGTCCAGTCGGTTTTCGATAGCACGAACAGGCGGACCAGATCCCATGCGTTGCGAACCGCGTTCGCCGCCTTGCTGTCTTGATCCTTGTCCGAGATCTGATTGTCTTCGCCGAAAAAACCGCACGCGAGGTTGGCGACGGTCACATAATCCAGCGGCATTTCAGATCCCCTAATTTGGTGGCAGACTATCCCCCTCGGTCTGCCAGCGAGGTCGACGGAAGCACGGGCAAGCCAGGAGTGAACCCGCCCGCGCCTTGGGATCAGTCGTACGTGTAGATCGTCTCGATGACGAGAAGACCCGCCGCGGGCGGTGCCGCTGCGGCGAACGTAGCAAGCTGCAATTCATCGGTCGCGAGCTTGTCGGCTGCGACCTGTGCCGTCAGCGCAACGGCGAGCGGCGTATCGATCGACGTGAACACTGCGGCCGGGCGATACTTCTGACTGTTGCCGACTGCGCCAAGCGCGAGCGTCGTAGCGCCGAGCGAGACGCTCGCGATGATGCGATGCCCCATGTAGTAGGAGTTGCGCGGACGCTTGCCGAGAATGACGTCGTCGCCGATCGCGAGCTGACGATCTGCGAAGTTGATCGTAGCGCGCACGCGGCGCTCCTTGGCGTTGATGAGCTGGCCGTCAGCAAGGAGGGGCGGCTGTACCGTCCCATCCAGGACGCCGACCTGTTCGCGAGAATAGTAACGCATTCGGTGTTCCCTTCAAAAGCGATGGCAGGACGCCGGCGGATAACCCGCCGGCGCTGCGCGATCGCGTTGGCTTACTCGGCGACGAGCACGTACCCGCAGCGGTTCTGATCCGTGCGCGACGCCGTAACCGTCGTGCGCGAATAGACCTGATGCGCGTGATGCTTGCCGGGCATCGGGTCGACCGACGTGAACAGGCGTTCCCACGGGCACATCACCATGCCGTCCTTCGACCAGAAGGGCAGCTTGCGATAGTTGTTGCCGTCCGTCGTCACGGTCAGCGCCGAGTTGTCGAACAGGGGATTGCCCAGCTCGATCGTGACGAACGTAAAGCCCAGCATGCCGAGGATCGTCTTGCCGTCCGGTGCGAGGCGCGCGCCGAGCGACTTGTAATCCGCGTTGGTGATCTCGATCTCGCCTTCGAGATCTTCGATCGCCTGCGCGGTCAACGCGATAAAGATCTCGACATTCTCGATGTCGACGAAATTCTGCGTCAGGATCCGCTTCGCGCGTTTGAGCTTCTTGGTGTTCATCCCGGTCGGGCCGGTGCCGGTGACGCGCAGATCGACCGGCACGACGTTGCCGATCGGGAACGGGTTCAGAACCGTGCCCTGCTTGCCGGTGATCATCGACGAGAAGAACCCGCCCAGCCACGCATCGTCCCACGCGCGGTTGATCGCGGCGCTCTGCGCCATGACTTCGCCGCCCTCCAGGTCGACTTCCGTCATCAGCTTGTCGTCGTTGTCGATCAGCTTGGCGAGATAGTCGGCGTCGGGCTTGGCGACCCAGATGCCATCCCAGCCGGTCTGATCGTACTGGACGTCGGTTTCACGCTCGGTCTTCTTCGACGTCTTCTTGTTCTGAATGACGTTGTCGATCTTGATCTTGTCCGAGCCGGCGCAATCGCGATCGGCGGAATGGATCGCGAGCTTGGGCTTGGTCTGGTTCAGTGCCAGACGCATGTTGTTTTCGAAACGGGTCTGCGCGGTAAAGGTAACGTCGCCCATCGGGGCCTCCCTACAAATGAAAAGTGCGGATCATCTGCGAAAGGCTAGTCGGCTGGATAGCCGGGCCGCTCTATCGTTTAACGGCCGATCGCCGGGTGGCTTTCCCATCAGCGCCGGGGCCGATGGCTCGGCTAATCCGGGGTCCGCCCCCCCAAAGGAACAGGCCGCGGAACCTGTAACGGGATCCGCGGCCTGTCAATATGTGTTACCTGATCGCGAACGCGTTAGCCGGTAATACCGTTCACCGCCCACATGACCGCCTGCTGTAAATTCGTCTTCGCGAGCGCGGTTTCCCGACCGGGCTTGCAGTGCTGGTCGAGCATGTCGAGGAACGCCGCACCGGCATCCTTGACCGCAAGCATTGCCGCCTTTTCGCTGTCGTCGAGCACCCGGTACTGGTGGCGAACTGCGTTGTTCGCCGTGCGATCGTCGGACGCGCTGCCGACCGTATTTTCATCTCCCACGTTGCACTCCTGTGTTGCCGGAAACCGCCGGCGCGGTTTGGTGTGGCCGGGGGTTGGCATCGAACCAACCTACACTCAGCGCGCCTAGCGCCGGTCCCCCACCTTGGCGGATTACCCCGGCCGCGAGATCAGGCGACCCCGAACCGGTTGAGACGCCGTACGAGGATCTCGAGATACTGCCGCATTGCGCTTGCCTGCAACTCGAGCAGCATCGCATCGACCTTGTCGAGCTCGCCGATCGCGGGGCCGGCGATGAACGCCTCGAGCTTCTCCAGCTTCTCGAACAGCTCGCGCCGTTCGGTGTGGACGCGCTGGACGTGTTCCGGCGCCGGCGTCGCGGTCATCGGCAATGCCTGCGACGTCGCGGTCTGGTGAAGATCGGCCGCGCGCGATCGGTCGAAATCGGCGGGTTCTACGGGTTTCAACGTCATGTCGTACTTCCTTCTGCGTTGCGTGATCGCCTCGAGCAACCGACGTTGCCGAGGCGGCACTTTCACTTGGTGTTAGCTTCGCGCTTGCTGAATTCGGCGATCGCGTCGTTAAGCCGGTTCCACTTGGCGACCGTCGCGGCGTCCTTCTGCTTGAGCTTCGCCTGAATGTCCTTGTCATTGGACATTGCCGCGATCTGCCGCTGCGCTTCCTCCTTGCTGGCGACGCCAAAATTCTGCCGCTGCCCGCCGGAAAGAAGATCCTCGCCGGCCATCTTGCCGATCGCGGCGAGCTTCTCCATGACCTTCCTCGAGCCGGCGCCGGTCTGCCATTCGGCAATATCCGCCCTGGACAGGCCCAGCACCTTCGCGCCGGCGCGGAAGTCCTGGACGTTCGCCGCCTTGTTCGGCCCCCATTCCTTGTAAAGCGCGTCAACCTCGCCGTCCTGCGCACGCGCGGCGTTCGCCATGTTGTCGAGCTGGTGTTGCACGAACGCCTTGCCGAGTGCCTCGAATGCCGCTTTGGGGACGCCGGCCTTTAGCGCCGCCTCGCGCATCGGATCCAGAAACGCGACGTCGAGCTCAAGCTTGTCGTCGCCTTCACCGACCGCCGGCAGCTCGATCGTATAGTCGGCCGCTTTCTCGGGCACGCCGATCGCCTTGTTGAAGGCTGCGACTTCCTCCGGCTTAGCGCCCTCGCCGGGAACCTTGATCGTTCCTTTGCCGTGAAACGCCGCCTCGGTGTCCCGCGTCATTTTGACCAGGCCGTCGAGATCCTTGACGCCCTTGGACTTCAACCAATCGAAGTTGCTGGCGTTCTCGCCGTCCGCCGTCGTCGACACACCCGACGCCCACGCAAGCGCATCAGCTTCGCCAGTCGGGCCGGGTGTCGGCGTCGGTGTCGGGCTTGGCGTGGGCGTCGGACTTGGCGACGGCGTAGGCGTTTCGTCATCGAGCAGGCCGGCAGCGCCACCACCGCCCCCGCCGGCGCCCGCGTCGCCTTCGCCCTCGATCATGCACATGGACGAAGGCGCCCACGGCGTCAGCGCGATCGCCGACGTCATCATTGCGGCAATGCCACCGCCAAACATACGTGCCCTATTCATCTACACTTACCTCCATGAAAGTCTGGATCGCCGTCTCGTCCAGATTTAAGTGATCCATAATCCTGTAAAATACCTCGCGTCGACCCTCTATGCGCGCCATCGCGATCGGATCGATGCGATTGGTTTGGTCGCGGCCGAACGAATGCTTGCCGATCCATGCGAACTTGCGCAAATCCGCAAGAACGTGGCTCGCGTCGCGCGACACGACGTTGCCGGGAAGCTCCGCGTCGTGGAACACCCGCTTATAGCTGACGACGCGGAGAAACCCGAGCCGACGCGCGACGATCTCCACCATTTCGCGCGATCGCTCGTAGATGCTCAACCCATACCTCCACCGGCTGCGAGCTGATTGCTCAAGTCATTCGCGCGCGCCAGATCCAGCACGGCGCCCGCGGCCTGCGGTGCGACGGTCGCGACCTCTGCGGCCGCTTCCTTGTCCTGCCGCGCCGCCCGGATCGCGGCGACTTCGTCATCGGTGCGAATGTTCGTCGGACGCACGCCGAGCAGCTCGCCGACGTCCTGCATCCCCGTGTCCCAATTGACGCGGTCGAGCGCTTCGGGCGCACCGGCGGATGCCGCCTGGACGCCGATCTCGGCCCAGCGCGTAAAGCCGCTGACTTCCTCCGCACGCGCCATACGCGCGGCCGGGTTGGTCAGGGTGAACACGGGACGCGCGCCCGCCTCGAGCACTTCGGGCGGCAGCGGGTCGATCTGGTCGGCACGCATCAGAATGTCGAGCTCGCGCTCTGCGACCGGATACGCCTTTTCGGTTTCACGGCGCCCGATGTACGGCGCGATCAGCACGCCCTCTTTCTGTAGCGTCTCGATCACCTGTGTCGCCGTCTGGCGATCCGAGGGGTCCGACATCAGGCGGAAGAACTCGCCAAGGAACGACTTGTCGACGACGGCGCGCTCCGCGTTCATCAGCTCGAGGCCGAACGGCAGGCTTCCGCCCTGCTCGAGCGGCCGCACAAGGATCCGCCCATATTCGTCGATCCCGCCGGGGTTCATGCCGCCCGGCTTGCTGATGAGCTGCGTGATCTGCGCATCGTCGTGGAACAGATACGCCGGGTTCACCGCCTTGTTGCCGGCGTCGAGCACCGTGCGCGCCATGAGCTGCAACCCGCGCACGGTCGCAAGCACCTTCATCGCCGGCGATCGGCCGTACTTGTCGCGCGGTCCGGTGATATGGCGCGACACCGGGATCGGGTTCGAATAATACCCGCCGCGGCGAATGATATGCTTCTCGGCCGGCTCGATGTACGCGCTTTCGACCGGCTTGCCGATCGGCCCCAGCTTGCCATTCTCGTATTGCGAGTTTGGCCGGATCATGTGGAGAATCTCGTGGCGATCGTCGCGCTTTTTCGGATCGTCCCACAATGTCCGCACGCGATCGGAAAGGTTTTCCAGCCCGAATTGGTCGACCGACTGGCGCAACGTCTGTTCAAACTTGCGATGCACGCGGTCGATGCGGCCGTAATAGTTTTCGTCACACCAGATTTCAGACAGGTGCAGAGCCTTGTAGTACAGGCCGACGCCCTTTTTCTCGTCGACCCATAGCGGCGCGGTGCCGTACTTGCACTCTTGCCTGATGTCTTCGTGCGCCTGCGTTTCGAACCCTGCGTGCGGCGCATACCGGCAGTCATACTTGCGATCGGTCGCGTGCGCGCACCAGCGCTTGACCGCGGGAAGCTTCATCAGCTCCTTGTCCGCGAACCCGACGAGCTCGTACTTCTGATTGCGCGGGATGGTCAGGCCGGCGATCGCGGCCGTGCACCGATCCAGACCCTCGATCGCAGTGACGTCGTACAGATCCTCGACACGGCGATTGCCGAGCGAGATTTGCAGGAACCCGCCGGCGCCGAATGGGTCGATATACCGATCGATGTCGCGCCACGTGGACTCGTAGCCGCTTCGCTCGCTTTCCATCCGCGCCTGATCGCGAAGGATCCCGCGCACCCAATCCTGATCTTGCGTTTCCATAGCGCCCCCGAGCTCGCCGGCGCTCGCGTCCTTGCGGATCGCAGCGCCGGCGACGGTCTTATGCGAATACGATCATCTTGTCGAAGGCGACTTCTTGATGCGCGGGAACGATAACCACTTCCGGGAACGGCGCCCAGGCGATCTGCTTGCCGTCCTTGAGCAATGCCACGCCGCGAACGCGCGTCAGCTCGCTCGCGCCCTTGAGGTTGATGGCGTCGCGTAGACGCCAGCCACCCGCATGCCGTTCGAACGATGCGCCGCGGACGTCGTACGGCGCGAATTCCATGATCTCATTCGTGCCGTTCGAAAAGACCAGCTCGAGCGCGCTTTCGCCCGCCATGATCACATCGAGCTCGCTCTGATCACCGTTGCCGCCTTCGGGCTTGTCGAAGTCCGCCCCCAGCTTGCGAGGCTTCGAGCTGCGACCCTTGGCGATCGCGCCGGGATCCCGCTTTTTGCGCGCGGCCGCGAGCTTGGTTTCGGCCTGGACGAGATCCTCCTTGGCGTCGTCGCGTTCCTGCGTCAGCTTGGCCTTGGACTCCATCGCCGCGATCGCGAACCGCTCGAAGAAGTCGGCGACTTCCTCGCCGTCCTTCGGTTCGATAGCAAAATCGCTGCCGGCGTCGATGATCAGGCCGCGAACCTTCTCGAGCGGCTCGACGGCAGACGCATCGGCCAGCCGCTTTTCGAGGTTGGCGACATAGTCGGATCCGCGCTCGAGCTCGTTAGCGCGGTGCGGCGCAAGCTCCTGCTCGAGCTTGTCGGCGCGCTGCGACGCTTCCGCGATCTGCTGCGTTGCCGTCTCGAGCCGGGCTTCTGCCGCCTCCGCGCGCGCGATCGCCGCGTCGGCACGCTGCGTTTCGGCGAGAACATCGGCCGGCGCCGGCGCTTTGCCCTTGCCACCGGATCCGCCGGCGCTGTCGCTTCCCTCCGCTGCCATCGAACAGATCGAAGGGGAGGCAAACCCCATCGCAAGCGCGGATGCGCAGCCCATCAGTGCAAAATGTCGCATGGTAGATCCTTCCGTTACCCGAGTGTGGTCTTGCCGGTCCCACCGGTGAGCTCGGCCCCACCGGATGAAGTCAGAATATCAGCGGCACCGCCGCGGCGTCGCCTCAATTCGTCCGCTTGGCTCGCCATGTCCCGCGCATCGTCACGGGTGACCGCGGCCAGAGGGGCGGGCGCCTTGCCCGGCGTCTTGACAAGCCCGATCGCCTTGAGCGGCGCTGCCAGAACCTTACCGACGACAGCCATTTTCACCCCCCTGCATGAATATCGTAATCCTTCACGTTCTGAACACGCGTTGCGGCGGGTCCGCTGCCTGGATGGTGATGCCCCGTGCCGCTGATCCTGCCGTTGCCGTGCTTGGCAATGGCGATGCAGCCGTACTGGATCGCATCCTGGACGTTCGCATAGTCGTTTTTCAGCGGCTTGTCTTGCCAGCTACCATGCCCCCCGCGCAACTGGATCCGCGAGAACACATACATGCCGGTAAACCCGCGGCGCGTGACCTTGCATCGAACAGGGCAGATCTTGAAGCCCGGCTCGCCGCCCTCGACCAGTCGCAGCATGGGTTTGCGGACGGCGTCGAGCCGTTCGTCGATCTTGTTGCCGGGGATCGGCGCGGCCTTGACGCGGATCGTGTCGTTGCCGGTCCGCCCCAGCTCCTCATTCAGACCCTTTTGGAAGTTTTGCCGCCAACTCGGATCCGCGCCTGTCGCGCTTTCGCCTGCCGTCGCGGCCGGATCGCACCATGCGATGTCCGCGACCGGGTTATCGGGGAACTCATCCTTGCAATACCGCCCGCACTTGCGGCCGAACGCCGTCGCGCCGAGCTGCTCGAGCTCGGTTTCGTCGTTGTCCGCAAAATTGACGATTTCGCCAAGGATCCTGACCTGCCCGCGGTGATCGCGCTGCATGACGACGGCCGCGGCGGATAGATCCTGATCGGTCGCGATCGTGATCGGCACGCCGGGGATCGGCGCGAGCTTGTGCGCCCGGCTTTCCAGCTTCGCGCAGTGGATCTCGTCGTTGTATTCGGGATAGACCGGTTGCCCGCGACGCGTCGCGCCGAATAGACTGTCGATAAACCGGCGCACATAGTCGGCCGACGCGCCGATCATCTGCTGCGCATAGTAGCCCTTCGGTAGATTGGTGATGTTTTCGGGCATCGGATCCTTAGAACGGCCGCCCGGCTGGCGATAGAAACCGACACCGAACAGCTCGCCCAGATCTTCCTTGACGCTTTCCTCGATTTCCTTGTCGAGCCCAAGGTTCTGATCCACGAAAACATCATACGTCCAATTCTCCACGTCGGGCGCGTTCATGTCGAGAATGATACCGCGCCAAGTGCAGCCCCCCAGCACCGCGCCCGGATAGCGACCGATGCGGCCTAGACCGTAGGTAAAGACGGATTTCGAAAGAAGATCGCCCTCGTTCAGCCAGAGCCCGGTCAGCTCCCAGCCGCGCATGACGTCCTCGACCTTGTTTTCGCCCATAGCGGCGAACAGGACAGTGATCTCGAGCTTGCCTTGGCCTGGGATCAGGATGGAAACGGTATGCTCAAACGGCGCCTCGCCGTTCCACTGTCCCAATTCCTTCGGGAACCACGTAAACCACGACGCGAGCGCAGTTTTCTTGAGCTGCGGGTACGTGTCGCGGATGACGCCCCACTTCGCGCGACGGACGCCATCGGGGCCGGGGTTCTGCCATAGCGTCGACTGGATCATTTTGCGGATGCAGGACGTCGTTTTAGCGGATCCCACCGGCCCCATGATGCCGGTGATCATCCGCTTGTCCCACACGAACGCTTCCGCCTTGGGGCCTACCGGCTTCATCAACTGCGGAAGCGTGCTCAATTCATTGCCTCACTAGGATCTGGCAGACTGCCTCGCTGCCGGTCTTCCCATTAGGGCACACGGTTGCGCAATCACAATCGCACGTCAGCACCGTCAAGTCCTCCGATAGGGTGGGAGGCGTCGGGGTGGCGGCGATCTGTAAAACTCCCTGTGCCGCACCCTCTACGAACGCCAGATGCATCAGCCCCGCCAGCTTCTCGCGGAACCGGTCCATGATCTCCTGCGGCGCATACTTCTCGAACACCGATGCAATGGCGTTCATCATCCGCTGCACGCCGGCAGCCTCAGCCCACCGGTCCGCGACGGCAGCCAACTCGTCAAACTGACCAGCTTCGACTTGTGCGACCAACAGGCGGACGCGCTCCCCCTCCTGCGACGTTGCGGGCTGGGTAGCGAGGGCGGCGAGCAACGGGAGCGTGTAATCCTCGAACTCCTGCGCGGTCGTTTCCGAACGGTTCAGGCGGTTATGAGCTACCATGATGCGGGTCAGGACTGCTCGCTCCACCTCTCCCGCCTGATTGGTCGCGGGTACAGGTTCGGAGGATGCGGCGTTTCCCGGCAGATCGCGCGGCCAGATCGCATCGCCGTGCTCGTCCTTCGGCATGGCCTCCAAAACGATGTTCATCAGCGTGCCGCCAAGGTCGCCGTCGAACTCTTCCGTCCCGTCGCACGGCACCCACTCGGCAACGTCCAATTGCTTCGCCAGCATTTCAACCGTGTACTGAATCCCGCTTTCAAATACCGGCCGCAACGGATGATCGTAATCGGGCAGGTCGCCATGATAATTCGCCCACGGCTTTGCTGCTTCGGTCACAGCCTCTGCACTCGCGGATGATACAGAGGCGAGGCGGTGGCGGGCGAAGGCTAGAACGGCGGCCCGCACACGTTCGCTCGTTGCGCGATCCTCGACGTACATGATGTTCTCCCACGCCGGGAAGCCGAACAGTTTTGCTGCAGCCTCCCGGTCCTCCTGCGCAACCGTCACCGCTTGCTGGTCTGTCGTATCAGTCATGCGTGAACACTCCTAATTCGCTCGGCATACTCGAGCATTTGATTTCCCAGACGAAACAGCTCGTCGCCGGCTAGTTTCATTTCGAACGCACTGACCTCGCGATCGCCGCGAAGCTTGCGACGAAACGAAGATGGATCGACTAGGATCGCTTCCGCTGCGCGTTTCTGACTGCCGAGCAGCTCAACGAGCTTCTCGAGCGCCATCAATCGCTCGATTTGGCTACTGGTCCTCTTTTCAGGACCGGGTGCGGCTTCGGTAATCATTGGGGGCGGCTGGTCGCGGCGATGGCGCGGTGCTCGGCCCGGTTCGGTGTATGCTCGACCGGGGGCTCGAGCGCAAGCCGTTCCAGATCGTCGATCGCCGTGCGGATCCATTCGCCCCAGGGCACCATTTCGAACGGCTTTGCGCGGCCGATGGCATCCAGCGTCGTCGCTGCGTTGATCATCGGGAGATAGGGCTGATCGCCACCAGCCATCCGGCGGATCTCCGCGCCTATGCGGACGAGCTGCGCATTGTGCTCGAGCGACAGCCGTTTCAGATCGGGAAGCTTCGCCTCGTTCAGCGCCGTCAGCGCCTCGACCGCGAGCAGCACGTCGTTTCGATCAATCGTCATAACCCAGACCCTAGCCCCTTGCGCCGGCGTCGGTTCCCGGCCTACCCATCTGCACGGTCCGAAAGCCTGTTGTCAATCGGCTAACCCATACCCCCGCCCCGACCCGTAGGGCGTTTTCAAAATTAGCGGTTTTCAGATTGCGAACAGGTAGTTAG